CCATCTTACGGGCTTGCTTTGCGGCTAGTGTTTTTGGTTCAGTCTTGATTTCAGCCGCTAAACTTTCTTCTAGATACTCACCAAACTTCTTCATCTAACGGGTTCCATAGTATCGTTAACAAATCTCTGACGATTACTTTGACGGCCCATATCAAGTGGATCCATTTGATCTTTTCCGGTACCGTCTTGTACAGGCTGTTGCTCTGGTGCAACACCTTGCTGTGCCATATATTGTTGCATCATCGCCTCTTGTGGTGTAGGAGGCACCAAGTTAGGCATTGGAGGCTGCGGCGGTAATGGATTACCCATTTCATCCGTAGGCAATGGATTACCATTCTCATCTACAGGCGTGTTTGCTTCAGCTTCAGCATCAATCTGCTTCTGAATTTCTTCAATCTCTTCTTCGTCCAACATGAGTACATTCTTACGTACCCACTCCATTGAATAGTAGCGACCGACATATGGATCCACAGCCTGAAGTGTGGCGATGCGGTTCATTAGAAGCTCTGACTCCTTCAACTCATCGAAGTTATTATCCTTCTTGAAGTCGTAGTAGATATCTTCTTTGAATTCTTTCCATTCTTCTTCCGTACAAACTTTCTTTAGTACCAGTTGTACACGTAGAATGTCATCAAATAGGGTTGCGAACTTGTTACGAAGACGCTCAATGAATTTATTGAACTTCAATTCGTCTCTGGTGATTTCTGTCGAACGACCTAGAATACCACCACCCGGCTGTTGCTCTAGACGACCAATTGGAACGCCAAGTGCCTTGTATAGCTTACGCTCGAAATACTTAACGTCTTCTAGCTCACCTAGATTCTGACCGCCTGGTAGAGTGGTAATTTCAGTACCCTTACCGCCTTCACGACGAGGTAACCAGAAATCTTCCAACATGGATAGATGTTTACGATCATCCTTGATTTCACCAGTTGTGCTATCGTAGACCAACTTGTTACGATACTTGGTCATGATATCTTTTAGTTACTGCTCGGCCTTGATTGTTGGCATGTTACCAACGTCAATATAAAATATTCGACGTTCAGGGGCACGCGATAGACGATATATAACTGTCGCATCTTCGATCATTCTAAGGTTGTTTAGAGGCTTGATAGCCTTATGTAGATATGAGAGAACCATAGCTCTCTTTGAATCCATTAGACCAGAATTGACATTGATAATGGCATCAACAGCAATCTTGGCGCCTAGATTGGAATGTGCGCCAATAATACCACGTTCATTGTAGAGGTAGTATTCGTTTACCTTCTTAATGATATCAATGGTAGTACGAGGGTCTTTTGTTTTCTGAATTTCGCGGATTTTACGAATACGGCGAGGATCGATATAGCGTAGCTCTAGAATGCCTTCGGCTGCTCTTTTCTCATCGATAATAACATGGTAGAACATACGACCGTCAATGTACCAACGACGGAAGATTTCGTGTCCCATATTACCAAAGTTGAGCAACTTCAGTACAATATCAAACTCATCTCGTATCTTTTTCTTGACTGACTCTGGCTGCTTCAAATCATCCATATTGATTTCAACAGCTTTGTCTTTAGCGGTATTAACAATGGCCTCGTTAACGATTTCGTCAATGGCCGTCTCTAGCTCAGGCTGCATTGACATTTCACGATAACGGGTAATAAGTTCTATTTCGTTTCGTACTACACCATCCAAGTCTACATAAGTGCCATAATAGGCACCCGATTGAATAGTTACAGCACCATCGTCGTTTTGCGGTAAGGCAAACGTTTTGTTAGTTTCATCTGGCGCAGCGTTATCTTGCTTTGCCTTTTTACGTGATATTTCAAATCCAAATAAATTCACCATGTAACATAGCTCCAATTATTATGTTTTGCTCTCAGCTTGTAATAAACATTATCATAAACAATACCTGTTGACTCGGAGCAATCTTTTATACTATCAAACACACCAAATGGAGTGTTTATCTTTTTTGCGTTATTGTTTTTGGAACCCGACTGGTTTACATGGGGTCTTTTACCCCTCATAGCAGATTTGTGAGATTCGCTCTTTGCGACACCTTTTAACTGTTGGTGAGACTTGATAGACCAGTTTTTCTTAACTTCATCAGGAAGATTCATCCAACGTTCAAGACTTTTCTGACCAATCTTTTTCTTAGCATCTTCAGTCAATGGTTGACCAAAACCGTTAAATTTATTGTAGAATCCATCGTCTGCCGCGGCATTGAGTGCAGCTAGAAGTTTACTCTCAAATTTGTACATGTCTTCCCATGTACCACTAGCAATAATTTGTCTGGTGAAGTCTTTAGGTCTATCTTTATACTCTTCAAACATCAAACGAGAAGAACAAACATAGCCGTCATCTGGAGTACCTTTATGTACGCCAATATATAGCTTGTTTGTTTGATGATCTGTCCAGCAATAGACAAAAGCTTGCATTCAAAAACCTCCGATAAAAAGGGGGAGAAGGTTAGTTCTCCCCTCTTCTTATATATTAAGCACCAACAGGAGGTGTGAAGTTCTGAGAAATAGAAGGTGCGCCTGAAGAAGCGACACTATCTGTTGTATCCGATTCCCACCACTGATAAGCGAATGTTACAGCATATTCTTCGATTGTATCATTTGCGCCCCAATCTAGTTCGATTGGAGTGATATCAATTGGGAACATACCAACAAACTTATAAGCCTTGATGATATCGCCGGCCTTACCAAACTGTGTTACAAAACCGTCTTGCTGATAGTTGGCTGGGCTGACAAAGTTTGGTGCGCGTAGGTTTGCTACGTGTGAATTAAGTCTGCTCATCCAAAGCTCGAAAGCATTACGAACAACAAAGTCTTCGTCATTGATGATGGTGACTGTCCATTCTGTGAATGTACGGTTACCAGCAAACTTTAGCTCACGGCCAAAGTAGTTGACTGGTACCTGGTTCACTGTGGAACCAGGCAACTGAGCGGTACGGCACATGAAGTTGTACTTGATTGATGCTGTGCCTAATAGATTTCCTAAGAATGGTAGTTCGCAATTGAACAAGTTTGGACGAGCACCGTCCAGTGACATTTGCGCTCTAAATTCTTGTACGTTAAATGAAGCCATTTGAATTTACTCCTTTTGAATATTTATGCTACATTAACAATAAATTAGAACTTACCGACAACTTCTTCAAAGGCCACACCAGTTCTTACAGCTACGAAGTTCAACTGAATGAAGTTGATGCTTCTAGCAGGCTTGATGTAGATATCGCCAATGAACTCGTTACGGTCGATAACTTCAGGAGTATTGTTTGTTTCATCGCAGACAACGCGGAAGTCGTAGATACCACGACGACCCTGTACATCACGTAGGTATGGCTCAATTAGAGCAACAAACTGTGCGCGAGTGAACTCATCGTTGAACTCGAATAGGCTGTATTTCGCAGCGCGGGCAATAGCCTTTTCTAGAACAATGAATAGACGGCGGACGTTGATGCGGTCGAATGCAGATGGGCGAGTAAGCATTGTCTTATCGCCGTATAGAATTGTACCTTCACCGCGGAATGTTACAATTGGATTGATACCATTCTTGTATAGCTCATCACGGTCTGTCTTGTCTGGGTTGTAAGAAAGCTTGACAACGTTCTTGATAGCACCGCGGTTGAAGCCAGCTGGTGAATACCAAGGATCACGCTCAAAGTCTGTTCTTACGCATAGGCCAGCAATGTCACCGTTCATTGGCACCCAACGATATACGTTGTTGTACTTGTCGAACTGGTACTTCCAAGAAGAGTCCATGACAGCATATGAGGTTGAACGGTTCATAGCGTTACGATAAGAGATGATATTGTTTGAAGCTTCGCCAACACCTACAGAAACAACGTTTGCGCGGGTTGGTGAGCAGAATACAACGCAGTCCTTACGGAATTCAGCTAGGTTATCAATACAGTGCTGGACAACTGAAAGGTTAGCAGAACCAGTGACGATTAGAGAAACGTCAACTTCTTCAGCATTTGAGAAACGGTCATAACCAGCAATGTAATCGCTGTCAGACACAGCACCCAAAGTACCACCTGAAAGTGATACGGTGTATGAAGAAGCGTCCTGTGTGAAGTTTGTACCTACAGCAGAACCGCCCCAGTTTGTTGCATCAGCCACGTTAGATGAAACATCCTGAGCGTGGTTAATAACATAGATGTACTTAGAACGCTCATTGATGACGTTTACGTAGTAGTTTGAAGAACCATCGCTTGTGATAGCGTCTGCGGCCTTAGAAAGGTAAGCAAACTTCTCAAGAATAGTGTTGGCAACGCCTGTAAACTTACCATCTTCGTCAATAACGACCATGTGAAGTTCGTCACCTGAACCACCAACGCCAGCAGCAAAGGTAGAGGTATTTGGTGCGCTGTTGAACTGCTCGGCGTATGTCCATAGAGATGAATTCCAGCTTTCTCTTGGAATATAGTTGGTGTTTGCCCACATAGAAACCTTCAAGCTGTTACCCTTGTCGCCAGCATACTTGGCTGCAAACATACCAGCTGTGTTAGCTGCTTCCATGTTGATGTAGTTGGTTGTATAGTCGTCCTCGTTCTTGATCAGAATACCATTACCGATAGCAGCGTTCTTAGCTGTTGTAGCATTG